ATTGACAGTGGCATTAGGCGATTGACGCGCGCTGGTAATCAAGCGATCGTCTGGCGGTGTGTATGAGACGCAGTTACGACCCTCACTACGGCAGTCGAGAGCAGTTGCGCGACTCATCAGAACGAAACATGGCGATAGCGCGAGAGCGTGACACATTAAAAGCAGAAAACACAGAACTAACAGAACGATTAAAAGAATTGACAGCGTTACTTAAATTCTTGACAAAACAGAATTTAGACGAAAGATCATGATTACATCTGACGAAGCGATAGAAACAAATTTCTATTTAGTCACAGAACTTGCTAACGCGCGCAAATACAACGAAGTGTTAGAAGCACGCGTCATCGAATTAATGGCAGACCTACGCGACAGCGATTCACAAATTGACGCACTTGTGGCGTACATGTCATGAACGCATTTAACTTAGGCGACTATGTAGATGTACCAGCACGAGTCAAAATGCTGTTTGAACGCTGGCCCAATGCACGCATAGTTGAGTCATTGCCACAGATCAGAGTGTTTGACGCTCGCGAATGGATTGAAGTAACAGTCACAATACATTTAGGCGATGACACTGTCCCAGTAGTTGCCAGCGCATGGGAACCTAAAGGTTCAACTAGCTTTACACGCGACAGTGAGATGATGAACTGCAGCACATCAGCGGTTGGCAGGGCTTGCGGACTATTAAATCTCGGGATAGGCAAATCAATAGCATCGCGCAATGAAGTACAGGCACGCCAGCCAGGACATTTAGCAGAGGTCAAACCCATTCGAGACGATGTAGAACAACCATTTAGTGACATAACAGACACAAAACAATATGCATCACCTAAACAGCGCGGAATGATACGAGCACTGGCATTTGAAAAAAAGATTGGCACAACAGAACTAATGCCATACATAAACAAAGTGCTAGACAAAAAATATTCAAGTATTGAAGCATTAACAAAGCAAGAGGCAAGCACAGTTATTGAATCGCTACAAAACTAACAAACAGATAACTAATTACGGGCAAGGCTTGCATCAGTGCAATGATGTGTGCAATAAGAACACTCGGCAAACGAGGGTAGATGATCTATGTGGTAACACGCGGTCAGGCAAATAGATAACAGTTAAGGGAATGCGGTTGAAGGCAGCGCATGGGGGGTTATCGCACTAGGTTTAAACGGCACATGAGTAACATTGAAAACAAAACACAAACAACAGATCGAGACGGACATGAAACATCACCAACCACAAACGACAGCAACTGAGCCTGCGAAGGCGCTAGAACTATGAGCAAACAACACAAAGACCCTGCATACCTAAAAAATAGGGGGGTGGTACTTAGAGAACAGCCAGTGTGCACAGTCTGCAACCGAGCACCAAGCACACAAGTAGATCACATTACACCATTAGACGCAGGCGGTGGACACGAACTAGAAAACTTACGAGGCATATGCGCGCAATGCAATAACAAACTTGGACATCTATATGTTGCACAACGAAACAACACCCGACAAACGGTTAGGGCTGAGGCCCTGCGCGATCACGGAATAGAAATAAAACAAAAGAAGTTTTTTTCTGGGAAAACAGAATTCACCCCGACCCAAGTCAGGATTATCCCCGATGGGTCTAACCAGCCAGGACTGGCGGTAACTGGCAAAGACCAGCCCAGACTCGAGACTGCGTGGCCTGATTACAGCGGTTCATTCCTTGACGGTGTTAGGGAATTTGCTAGGCAGTATCTGCAAGTTGAGTTAATGCCTTGGCAGTGTCGAGCGCTTGAGGGTCAGCTGCTATTTGATGACCGGACTAATCTTGTTAATCGTGTTTCGTTGGTTTCTACTGCGAGGCAGAACGGTAAGACGGTTGCTTTGATGGCGCTTGTCGGCTGGTGGCTGACTGAGATGCCTAAGGTGCGTGGGCTTAAACAAACGGTGTTGACTACGGCTCACAGACTTGACTTGGCAGTTATGTTGTTTGATAATTTGTCGCCGATACTTAAAAAGTATTTTAACGCTGACTTGATGAAATCTTACGGTCGTAATGCGGTGACTATGCCTGACGGTAGTAAATGGTTTGTGCGCGCCGCTAATCACTCGGTAGGTCACGGTATGAGTTGTGATTTGATTGTGGCTGATGAGATGTGGGATATTTCGCGTGAGGTTATTGACGGTGGTTTACTGCCAGCACAACGCGCTAAACAATCGCCGCTGTTGTCGCTTTGGTCAACTGCTGGCACAGAGGCAAGTACCGCAATGTTGAAATGGCGTGAGCAAGGTTTGCGCGCTATTGACACAAAACAGAATTCAAGTTTTTATTTTGCTGAATGGTCGCCACCGCCAGACATGTCACCGTTAGACCCAGCATCGTGGGCGTGGTCTAATCCTGCACTAGGTACGACATTGACTATGAAAACTATTGAGGCAGAATCCGAGAACCCTGATCGAGCATCATTCTTGCGCGCCAGTTGTAACTTGTGGGTTGCATCAGACAAGGCATGGATACAACCAGGTGTATGGCCTCAGCTGCATTACACAGACCCGATACCTGATGGTGGCACAGTTGCCATTGAGTGCTCGCTTGATGACGCTAGATATTTTGGTGTTAGGTGTGTTGTGTTGCCTGATCATCGCACAGCGGTCACAGTTGAATTTGTTGTTGACACATTTGATCAGGTGCTTGCAGAGGTTGACAGACTGTGCAATATCGGTGGGGTACGGTTTGCAATTACGCCGACTATAGATTTGCATTGGCCTGTCAGACTTGAGCAGAAAAGAATTGTTGTTGGCTACGGCGAGATACTTAAATTTACGCCACGCATTAAAGCAATGATTGGTGAGAAACTCATTGTGCACACTGGCGAGGAGATGCTGGCAGAGCATGTGCAACGCGCGGTAGCAGTCAGGTCACAAAACAGCATTGCACTATCTAGTCAAAGATCGCCAGGGCCTATTGAGTTGGCTCGATGTATGGTGTGGGCTGCAGCGCTTGCCAGTCGCCCAACATCTAGCGGTAAACCTATGATTGTGGTTGCGTCACGCTAATCTGTTGGTTGGGTGGCTGGCTGTTTACCTGCTTTCTCGGTCTGTTTGCGGCCAGCACCTAATACAACACGCGCGCTAGTTGCAGTGGCATACTTACTGCATGGCTAAAACTTTGATTGAATTTATTGCAGACAAAATTACTAAGACTGCTAACGCACAGCCAGCGTCTAAAGCTGCAGCTGCTGGTAGTTATTATCAGTCATCTAATAACGGTGGCGCTGGCATGATCGGTCAGTACTACTCATACATTGAAGGCGATGCACGCAATAAAGCAATGAGCGTGCCAACAGTATCTCGAGCGCGCGACCTTATGGCGTCTGTTCTTGGTTGCATGGGTCTAAAGATGTATAACGAAATTTGGAATGGTGACGAAATGGAAAAGATGCCAATTGCACCAAGAACTTGGTTACGCAAAATTGACCCGACATTGCCAAACAATTTTATTATGGCATGGACATTTGACGATTTATTTTTTTTCGGTCGCGCATTTTGGTACATAACTAGTCGTACCGCTGACGGATTCCCAGCATCGTTTACTCGACTACCTGCAGCAATGGTGCAGACATTAGATCAGTCAGGCCCAGTGTGGTTTGCGCCATCAAAACAAATTGTGTTTCAAGGTGGCGAGTTAGACTCAAATGATGTTGTGCAATTCTTGTCACCAATACAGGGCATTGTATATCAGTCAACTCAAGCTGTAGCGACAGCGCTAAAACTTGAGTCGGCACGATATCGCAATAGCAGTAGCGCAATCCCAGCAGGTATTTTGCGTCAGACAGGTGGCGAGCCTTTAAGCGGTCAAGAGTTGGCAGACCTTGCAGCGTCATTTAATCATGCGCGCGAAACAAACCAGACTGCTGCTCTTAACGAATTTGTCACCTACACAGAGACACTGACAAGCCCTGACAAGATGTTGTTAATCGACTCGGCAGAATTTCAGGCAATGGAAATGGCGCGACTATGCAACATACCGCCATACCTTGCAGGCATAAGTGTCGGCTCGTATTCTTACCAGTCAAGTGCTGAGTCTCGCATGGATTTGTGGACATTTGGCGTGCGCGCATACGCCGATTGCATTGCAGGCACACTTAGTCAAAACAATGTTTTGCCTAACGGCACTTATGTTGAGTTTGATGTAGAGGACTATTTGACGGGCGAGTACTCGCTAACAAATCACGACATGCCACAAATGCCAGACACCGTTGATGTAGTGTCGCAGTCATGATCAAATTAGTTCCCTCGCTGATCACGGTTGACGCAGGTGCGGTAGGGGAATTACCGCGCCGCTCAATCAGTGGCATAGCAGTTACATACAATGAAACAGCAACAGTTGCTGACGGTACAAAGGTACGAATTATGCAGGGCGCGTTACCTGTTGACGGTCGTGCACCAAAACTTTACGGTCAGCATGATTCGGGCCAGATCATAGGTATTTTGACGGAGCGTGTTGACACGCCACAGGGCATGATGTTTACAGCAAAGATTAGCGCTACTCGACTGGGTGACGAATATTTGACACTTGCAAATGACGGTGTAATTGACTCGGTCTCAGTTGGGATTAACCCGACAAAGTTTAGTTATGACGCTGAAGGTGTAATGATCGTTGAGGCAGCCGATTGGACAGAGTTAAGCATGGTCAGTCAAGGCGCGTTTAGCGGTGCAGTAATAACAGAAGTCGCAGCGAGTATCCCACAAACCGAACCACCAATAGAGTTAAATGAAGTTATACCTACACAGGAGAAAATCATGATTGAATCAGTAGAACCAACAGTTGAAATAGCAGCATCAGTAGTTGACAAACTTTGGGCACAACCAAAACAAGAATTTAAAATGCCATCACCAGGCGAATATCTCGCAGCAATGCACATCGGTGGCGACACATTTGCAAAAGTTAACTTGGCTTACAAAGCAGCATTAGGCAAACAACAAACAGCGTTGCAAGCAGCTGCAGGCGACATACTTACAACTGACACACCAGGACTTTTGCCAGTACCTGTACTTGGGCCACTATTTCAAGACTTGAATTTTGTGCGACCTGTTGTGTCAGCATTAGGCGCACGCGCAATGCCAAACACACCAAGCAAAACATTTGTGCGACCAACAATTACAACGCACACAAGCGCTGCAACACAAACCGAAGGCTCGGCTGCATCAGCAACAACAATGGTGATTGCATCTAACACCGTTACCAAAACCACTGTTGCTGGTCAAGTCACAATGAGTTATCAGGACATGGATTTTACAGACCCATCAGCAATGAATTTAGTTTTGAATGACTTGGCTGGCGAGTACTTGATTGCAACTGACAATATCGCAGCCGACAACATGGTTGCAGGCGGTGCAACTTCGGGTGTGACATGGACAGTTAACCAAACCGATCCATCGTCATTGATGACAGCGCTTTACGGTGCAGCAGTCAACATTGCAAGTATTTCAAACTTTTTTCCGACACATTTGTTTGTCTCGCCTAATGTTTGGGAATTGCTCGGTCGCCAATTAGACACTTCAAAGCGCCCATTGTTCCCAGCAATTAACGGCAACAATGTCATCAGCCAAAACTCAATCGGTACAGCAGGTGCAGACTTGTCATACTCGTCACTTAACCCACTTGGTTTAACATTGATTGTTGACAACAACTATGCATCAAACACAATGATCGTTGCGTACGCACCGGGCTTTGAAGTTTACGAACAGCAAAAAGGCATTGTCTCGGTAGAAGTACCGTCACAACTTGAACGCACATTCAGTTATTACGGCTACTTTGCAACATTCGTGGCAAAAGCTGCTTTCTTGCAAAAACTAGCGCTGGCCTAGTCGAGTAGCGGCTCAACCGCTATGGCAACATATAAAACAGCCAGCAAACAATTACTAGACAACTATGCGTGCATAAGCACGCTAGAACCCACAGAAATTGCTATTGGTCAATCTTTAACTGTTGCATCTATTGGCGCACCATTTAACGGCACATTTACGGTGCTGGCGTTGCCACAATATTTGTTTACTGGCGTTGATGGTGTTACTGGTGAGTTTTTGTATAACGAAAATGAGCCTGTACCTAATCAAGTGTTGTATGCATGCACAGGTAGCGATGTTGAATTTGTAGCGTTCTTTACAGGCACTGTTGTGTATACGCAAACCTGTACTTGGATTACTGCAGCACAAATCTTGACATGGCTCGGTATTGCTACAGCAACGGCTGATGACACAACATTTGTTACACAATGCGCAAGCGCTGCAAACAATTTCATTTATCGCAGACGACAAGAATGTGGCTACCACGACAGTCTTACTACTTCGCCTGGTGGCGATGTCACGCTAGGCACGATTATGTATGGTGGCGCTTTGTACCGTCAGCGCGGTGGAATTTCGGATTTTTCTAACTTTGATAACATGTCTCAAGGCTCGACTAATGGACTGTCGCCACTGGTTAAACAGTTAATTGGTGTTGACAGACCACAGGTTGCCTGATGGCAGCGCAAACATACAGCGATCTATTTAACACATCTATAAACACGCTTGCCACAACACTCAACGCGGTGTCGGGTCTCGTGTGCGTTACTGACCCACGCAATGTACAGCCACCATGCATACTGCTTGATGCAATGTCGTTTACTGCGTTTAACAGCAACATTGTTGACATGTCAATACCAGTCACTGTTATAAGTCTCGGGCCTAGCAACGCTGACGCATACCGCAATGCACTAAACATTGCAGCCAAAGTATTGGCAGCCAAAGTCGCAGTCACTGATGGCAGACCAACAACACTTACAATTGGCGGTGTTGACTACCCTGCATTATCCTTAAACATACAAATGAAAGCGAGCACAACATAATGGATTACGAGGTCACTAGCCACAGACTTAGCGGTTACAAATTTGGCGACATCATTCGAGAGGCTGACTTAGGTGGCCTAACAACTGATCTAGAGTTCTTAGTTGACTCTGGGCATCTATCCCCACTAAAACCTAAAAAATCTGCTAAAACTATAAACACAGAGCAAAAGGATTAACCCACATGGCTACTAGCGTCTATTTATCAAACCCTAAAGTAACGATCAACGCAATTGACTTGCAAGATCAATGCACTAGCGCAACTGTTAATTATGTTTACGAGCAGTTAGAGACAACAGCCTTTGGTGACACTGCACGCAAGTACGGTGCATCTACGGTGACATCATTGCAAAACAACAGCATTGAAGTAGAACTTTTTCAATCATATGCCGCCAGCGAAACGGAAGCTACTGTCTTCGGCTTAACGGGCATACAAACAACGCTCATTGTTGCACCTGCTACAGGCGCTGCGTCAGCCACAAACCCGACCTACACGCTTACAGGCGCATATTTGTCGGCACACACACCAATTAACGCATCACTCGGCGAATTGTCAACAATCACACTTACATTCACTGGTGGTGTTTTGACTAAAGCGGTCGCATGATCGCGCGGCATTGGCCGCTGAGAACTAACAAAACAAGACCAACCGGGAAGGTACACGCATGAAAATAAAAATTAAAGTTGACATGAATGACGGCGAGCCAGCATTCGAGTTAACAACGAACCTATTTGTAGTCTGCGAATGGGAACGCATAGAAGATCGCAAAGTTGCTGACAATAAAGGCATCGGCTACAGCGACCTATGTTGCTGGGCATATCTAATATTAAAAATGCGAGGCGACACACTGCCAGTTGACTGGCGCAAATGGGTTAAAGCAAATCCAATGATGGAAATTTCAGGTGTAGATGAGACAGTGGGAAACCCTACGGGGTTGGCACTTACCGAAGGCAGTTAGCAGAAATGCTTGTGTCGTTAGGGTGGTGGCCAACCCAAATACCATTTGAAGCGCGCGACCTTGCAACTGTTGCATACATCGTACAAAAGCAACAACAATGACAACGACTGCACGCATTGAAGTTGTCGGTGTCAAAGACACAATTAATCAATTAAACAAACTTGACAAAGAACTTGCCAAAGAATTTAAGGCATCGGCAACACAAATTGCACAACCAGCAATGAACGCCGCTAAAAACATGTACACAAAAGTACCGCTATCTGGATTGTCGCGTAATTGGAAATCACAAAAACGGACACCACCGCAAAACATTAAAGGCTTTGATGTGTCACGCGCTAAGGCAGGTGTGCAAATGAAATTTGACACTAAGCGTAACGCTGTTGGCGTAATTCTTATTATCCAAAAAGATCAGGCTGCAGCAATCTTTGAAACTGCAGGTCGAGCAAACGCAAACCGATTAAGCAACAATCTTGACCCAGTGCGTCCCGGTCGCACTCGACTTATTGGGCCTGCGGTATATTCGGCGCGTAGAGGCATTGAGCGTGAAATGAAAAGCGTGATTGCTGAAGCGTCACGCACAGTGCAGAAAGGTTTGTAATGGCATTATCTATACCGATAATTTCAGAATACGACGGGAAAGGAATTTCGCGCGCAATCGCAGAATTTAAAAATTTAGAGACAGCCGGTGAAAAAGCGCAATTCGCTATAAAAAAGGCGGCGCTACCAGCAGCAGCCGCGCTTGCAGGTTTGGCGGCAGCAGCTGGCCCAGCGATCATGGCAGCGTCAGACCTAGAAGAAAATCTAAGCAAAGTCAATGTCGTGTTTGGTGAAGGCGCTGCAAGTATTGAAAACTTTGCTAAGACTGCAGCAACTTCTTTAGGGCAGTCGCAGAATGCAGTCTTGCAAGCCGCAGGCACATTCGGCACATTTGGCAAAGCTGCAGGATTATCCGGCCAAGATTTAGCAACATTTAGCAACGACTTTACAGCGCTTGCATCAGATTTAGCGTCATTTAACAACACAACGCCAGAGCAGGCTATTAATGCTATTGGGTCTGCGTTGCGTGGCGAGGCTGAGCCTTTGCGCCAGTTCGGTGTTTTGTTAAGTGATGCAGCATTGCGAGATGAAGCGCTGGCGCTAGGTCTTGAAGTTTCTAGCGGTGCATTGTCGGCACAAACAAAAATTCTTGCTGCACAGTCTTTAATCTATAAACAAACAGGTGATGCACAAGGCGACTTCGCTAGGACTTCTGACGGTCTTGCTAACAGCAGTCGAGTACTTAAAGCACAAATGGCTGACTTGCAAGTATCTATCGGGAAGGCATTATTGCCTGCGGTGCAAGCAGTGTTGCCAGTAATAAAAGATTTTGCTACTTGGGCTGCAAACAATCCCCAAACTTTTACTCGAGTAGCAGGTGCAATCACCACAATTGCAACAGCAATATTGGCAGTCAACTTTGCATTAAACGCAAGCCCATTTGTATTGTGGGCTACTGGTATTACGGCGCTAGGTGTTGCAGTGTTTGCGGCTTATCAAAAATTTGAAAGTTTTAGATCAGGTGTAAACATGATAATTAACGCAGTTATCGGCTACATCAATGGCGCTATTACTGCTTTATATACCTTGTACAACGCGGTGGCGATGGTGATAAATGCAATACCGGGTCTAGACAATATTGCTACAAAGATTGCGCCACAAATACCAACTGTTGGCGGTGCAGGTACAAGCGCGGTATCTGGTGGCGGTGCTGCTCGAGAAGGCGGCACAGGCTCATTCGGTGGTGCAACAATGCCAAACATCGCGAGCATTCCAATTATGTCACCAGCGGTAACTAGCGTCAGCGGCGGTGGTGGTGGTGGCGGCGGTGGTTCGTTTACGCCAGTTGTTAGCGGTGGTGGGCCGTATGTAGGTCCGAGCAGTATTCCGGGCTTTACAGGTGGCAACGCTGAACGCATTGCATCAATGACAGTAAATGTCAACGGTGGTTTGTCAAGTAGTGCAGATATTGGTGAAGCGGTAGTTAATGCGTTGCGCGCATACAATCGCAGTGCAGGCCCACTACAACTAGAAATTGCATAATGTCTGGTGTCGCTGTTGTTGGGTCTGGCAATTACTCGCTAGAGATTGATACAGGATTTGTACAAGACGCATTCATTTTAGACTCGGCTACCGCTGGAGTATTAAACAATACAACCTATGTGCTTAACGGTACAACTAATTATGCAGAGGTATTAGACGGTTGCACAAATGTTGGCGTGAAGCGCGGACGGCGTGAGCAAGGCGATCAATTCAGCGCTGGCACAATGTCATTTACAATGCTTGACACTGACGGCATCTTTAACCCATTTGACCAGCAATCGCCTTACTACGACAGCACAACACAAAAGCCGGGACTTGCACCTATGCGTAAAGTGCAACTGGCTCGGTACAGCAACACAAATGTCAAAGAATATTTGTTTAAAGGTTATGTTGTCAATTATTCTTATAATTTTGTTTTAGGCGGTATTGACACGGTCACTGTTTATTGCGCAGACGATTTCTATTTGCTGGCACAAACATATTTTGCAGAGTTCAATGTTAGCGAACAGTTAAGTAGCGCTCGACTTAGCGCGGTACTTAATCGCCCAGAGGTAGATTTCCCTATTGCTCAGCGCGATATCGCTACAGGCACACAGACGCTCGGCGGTGCAGCTGCTTTTACAATCGCAGACGGCACAAATGTTTTAGAATATTGCTCACGCATACAACAGGCAGAGCAGGGCAGATTGTTTATGTCGAGAGATGGCGACATTACTTTTGATGCGCGCATTGGTAACACGCTGTCAGGGTCTATCGCAGATTTTCACGATGACGGCACAAACTACAGATATAACGCGGTCGGCATATCGTTTGAAGCTGATCAGGTAGTCAACCGGGCATCAGTAACTATTGCTGGCAGTAACTCGCCACAGGTCGCAGAAGATGTACCAAGTCAAGCGGTTTATTTTATACAGACCCAAAGCATCACAGAATCCTTGCTACACAATGACGCTGCAGCCTTAACATTGGCAGAGTATTTGTTGGCTGGCGAGCCTGAGGCGCGCTATACGAGTGTTGAAACACAGTTTAATATGTTGACTACAGCACAGCGCGACACGCTGGCAACAATAGATATTGGCGACACGATCACAGTAGAAAAGACTTTTGCTAGCGGTGCAGGCACAACAGAATTGGCACAAGAATTGGCTATCGAAGGCATTGAGCACTCAATCAATATCAGCAACGGTCACCGCATAGCGCTGTTTACATCGCCAACCACGATCGTGTACGAGTTAATACTTAATGACGCAATATACGGCATACTCAACGCAGGCAATGTTTTAGGATAATCTAAGGAGAATTATGGCAAAGCAAACATTCACAGCGGCGCAAGTCTTAACGGCCGCGCAAATGAACACGCTGCAAGCAAACGATTATAACCAGACGGTTGCAACCAAAACTGCTAATTATGTTTTGGTTGCTAGTGACGCTGGCACTCGAGTGGTAATGAACGCTGCAGGGTCAACTACTGTCACAGTAAACACATCGTTGTTTACTGCTGGCGATACTTTGTTTATACAAAATATTGGCGCTGGCACTTGCACAGTAACCGCAGGCACAGCAACAGTAAACACATCAGGTTCTTTAGCGTTGGCACAATGGGGGGGTGGCACGCTTTATTTCACTAGTGCTAGTGCTGCAATTTTTTTTAGCGGTGGCGTAGCAGGTAATTTAGCTAGTTATTTAGTTATTGCTGGCGGTGGTGGCGGTGGCAACTTTAGCGGTGGTGGCGCTGGTGGATATCGAAACAGCAGTACGGGTGAATTGACTGGTGGTGGCGGTGTAGCAGAAAATAAATTTTTTGTAACAACTGGTATTGCCTACACAATTGTTGTCGGCGCAGGCGGCGCGGCTGGTTCAAATGGTACAAACGGGTCAGACAGTTCAATAATTGGTGGTGCACAAATAAGCATTACTGCAACAGGTGGTGGCGGTGGTAGAACATCTGGCGCAGGCAGTAGCGGTGGCAGCGGTGGTGGTGGCGCTTATGGCGGTGACGCTGGTGGTACTCGTACAGCATCACCAGTACAAGGTTTTAACGGCGGCGCTGGAGGTGAAGGTGCAGAACTCTATACTGCTGGCGGTGGTGGTGGTGCAGGTCAAATCGGGCAAGCAGGGCAAGCACAAATCGGTGGTGCAGGTGGTAACGGTTTAGCGTCAAGTATTTCGGGTAGTTCAGTTACTCGAGGCGGTGGCGGTGGTGGCGGTCACTACACAGGTTCAGGCGGTAACGCTGCAGGCGGTACAGGTGGTGGTGGCACAGGCGGCAAAGCAGGTTCAGGCGCTACGGCAGGCACAGCAAACACAGGCGGTGGCGGTGGCGGTGGCGGTTTATCAAATCCTGCAGCAGGTGGCTCAGGTGTTGTAATTATTAACGCAGGCATAGCAGCCGCTAGCACTACAGGTTCACCAACGGTAAGCGGTTTTAGTTACACATTCACAGGTTCAGGAAGTATCACATTCTGATGAATTACTTTGCACAAATAGTAAACAACATAGTCACAGAAGTCATTGCAGTTAATGCCGAAGTAACAGACGGCGCGCAATTCTGCCACGATCTACTTGGTGGCGACTGGGTACAAACATATATGGACAACCCCGACAAAACTTATGCAGGCATCGGTTACACATACGACCCTGCAACACAAAATTTTATTGCACCAATAGTTGAGCCAACAGATGAAACAATTTAAATATATTTTTATTGCATGTCTAATTTTGTCAGCGTGTTCGTTAAGTAAAACAAATAACACAACAATTTATCAAAACAAAAATACAATTATTGAAAGGCCATGCCAAAATGTCACAGCAGACAGGTGCGAGATTAGAAAATGAAGCGTTGCACGCTCGACTAGTTTTTACAGTCGGCGTAATTATGGCGTTTACATTTGCAATTATGGTTATTGGATTGCTGTTTGGCATGCTGTTTGTAAACATGCCTGCAGAACTATCACCACTAGACGGCAGCATTGTTGACCTACTTAGCACTATTAGCGTATTTTTGACAGGCGCACTATCTGGCTTAGTTGCGTCAAACGGGATAAAAAAGAATACAAAAGCAGAAACAGAATGAAACCTTATACAATCACTGCAGCGCCAGTAGTTGCTAAACCTTTAGCAGGAATGAATTTGTGGGTTACACGCGCTGTCTATCATTCTGACAAATCGTTGTGGAATAACGGCAGTTGGGTTGTGCGCGATGTACGGGGCAAACCTGGCATTATGTCTAACCATGCAAAAGGCGTTGCATGCGACATTTCTTATCGTTGGATATCGGCAACAAATAAAGGCAGGCAAGACGGTCGCAAAGTATCGCTTGCATACATGAACAAATTATTAGAGAACGCCGACACGCTTGGCATAGAGCTAGTAATTGATTACGCGCTAAACAGGTCGTGGAAATGTGATCGTGCTACTTGGAAGGCTGGCACATTTGAGCCAGGCGACTGGTGGCATGTCGAGGTAAACCCCGTGATCGCACACTCTGCAGAACTTGCAAAACAGGCTTGGGATAAGGTATTTGGGGTAATACCTGCGGTGGTCAAAAAACCTGTGTAAGGTAGTTACCGACCGAGAAAGTCGAGGCAACTATGCCATTTATCATCAAAACAATTATCGCATTTGCGTTATCTGCAATCGGCCTTGGTGTCTACCATGTGCCACAACCACGACCAGACATGGCAAGCACCACACCAACAGAGAAGCCCTATGAGGCTGTAGGTGGCTTCGGGCAGGCTATGGCAGACATATACCGCTATGTGCCACCAGTGACCACTACAACGCCACCAGCGCCCGTCTACAAACATGGTGACTGTTCATGGCTACCAGCAGTAGCAATGCAGGCAGGCTGGTCTGCAGAGCAAATACCGCAATTGACAAAGTACGCATTACGCGAGTCGGGCTGTTGCCCTAATCGGGCTGGCGGTGACAATGTAGACAAAAACTGCAACATCACTGGCGTATCAGACTGGTCGCACAGATCAGACAGTGGACTAATGCAAATAAACGGTGTGCATTGGATGCCTAGCCATGCGCAATATGACGGCCTTGTATGTAAACAAATGCGCATATGCACACAAGAGCCATTGCTAGACGCGCTGACAAACTTGCGCGCTGCACGACTGATTTACAGTCAAGTGGGCTGGTCTGCGTGGGATATTTGCCATCGAGAAAAGAATTGCAAATGACCGTAGAGAACTTGGCATGGTGGATGATTGCCTGCGGATTAACTCTGCGACTACTGTCATATATCCTGTTCAAAATATAAACCTAAACAGAAAAGAGAAAGCAATGACCGAGAACGAATATGACAAAACATTTGATTTACAAATGGAACGCGAACACCAAGAAACAGTTAGGCGCATGCAAGAGTTTCGTCTAATAGGTGAGCAGATCAGCAAGATGCCAGACACACCACCGAAAGTATTAGAAATAGAGGTGCGGTATCTCATGGGAATTATTAAAGAATTAGAAACACGCATAAAAGATTTAGAATCGGAAGTGCGCCGACTAGAAAATTGCATTAGTCGTGGATAACCAACTACAAATGTTTGCACCATCAATCGGCTTAGGCGGTACATTCGAGCGCCCAGCAGTAAATCGTGACATCGTTATTATTGCGCGCGAAGCAAAACAAACAAGCGTTGACGCTGCAATAAAAGCAAAACCGAAAACAGGCAAAAAGCGCCAACGAGTACACGCCTACTTGCTAGGTCGCCCGGCAACAGATGAAGAAATAGAAACAGCGTTAAACATGTCAGGCAACACGGTACGACCGACTCGAGGCACACTAGTTAAAGACGGACATGTCATTGACAGTGGCATTAGGCGATTGACGCGCGCTGGTAATCAAGCGATCGTCTGGCGGTGTGTATGAGACGCAGTTACGACCCTCACTACGGCAGTCGAGAGCAGTTGCGCGACTCATCAGAGCGTTACATGATTGCAGCGCGCGAGCGTGACGCATTAAAAGCAGAAAATGCAGAGCTAACAGAACGACTAAAAGAACTTATAGCGCTACTTAAATTCTTGACAGAACAGAATTTAGACGAGAAATCATGATTACATCTGACGAAGCAATAGAAACAAATTTGTATTTAGTCACAGAACTTGCTAACGCGCGCAAATACAACGAAGTGTTAGAAGCACGCGTCATTGAATTAATGGCAGACCTACGCGACAGCAATGCACAAATTGACGCACTTGTGGCGTACATGTCATGAACGCATTTAACTTAGGCGATTATGTTGATGTACCAACTCGATTAGCTGAGGCGTTAAAGCGTTGGCCTGATTTACGCATACAAGAAACAAAACCAGTAATCGTCACAGTGGACAACCAGCAATATGTAGAGATTAGTTGTACCGTGTGGCGCGACTGCACAGACCTAATGCCGACAGTTGCGTATTGCTGGGAAGCGATACCGGGTCGCACGCCATACACAAAAGGCAGCGAGATGATGAACGCCAGCACCAGTTGCTTAGGCAGAGCGCTCGGGTTCTTGGGCATGGGTATAGGCAAATCAATAGCGTCACGCAATGAAGTACAGGCACGCCAGCCAGGACATTTAGCAGAGGTCAAACCCATTCGAGACGATGTAGAACAACCATTTAGTGACATAACAGACACAAAACAATATGCATCACCTAAACAGCGCGGAATGATACGAGCACTGGCATTTGAAAAAAAGATTGGCACAACAGAACTAATGCCATACATAAACAAAGTGCTAGACAAAAAATATTCAAGTATTGAAGCATTAACAAAGCAAGAGGCAAGCACAGTTATTGAATCGCTACAAAACTAACAAACAGATAACTAATTACGGGCAAGGCTTGCATCAGTGCAATGATGTGTGCAATAAGAACACTCGGCAAACGAGGGTAGATGATCTATGTGGTAACACGCGGTCAGGCAAATAGATAACAGTTAAGGGAATGCGATTGAAGGCAGCGCATGGGGGGTTATCGCACTAGGTTTAAACGGCACATGAGTAACATTGAAAACAAAACACAAACAACAGATCGAGACGGACA